TGCCTGAAGTTTTACTTCCGCTACAGGCAAAAGCTATGAGTATGCCAAGTGCTGCAAATAACTTTAGGACTAAGCATCTTAATGAATGGGTGAATGCGGATGTTAGTTGGATGGATATGAGAGCATGGGAAGCCTGTGCAGATTCTTCTCTGAGTGTAGAAGATTTTCAAGGCGAACCCTGTTACATTGCTTTAGACCTTGCATCTAAGACAGACATCGCAGCAAAAATGCTTTTGTTTGTAAGGGATGGGCATTACTACGCATTTGGTGATTACTACTTGCCAAGAGAAACTGTAGATAAAGGTGAGAACTCTCAGTATTCAGGATGGGAAAGTTTAGGATTGCTTACTGTAACTGATGGTGCAATCATTGACTTTATGGTAATAGAGAATAAAATCCTAGAAGATTGCAAGCAATTTGAGGTGGTGGAAGTTCCTTATGATCCATTTCAGGCTACACAACTGTCAATGCGCTTGCTTAATCAGGGTGTGAATATGGTTGAAGTTCGCCCAACTGTGCTGAATTTTTCTGAGCCGATGAAGCAGTTAGAAGCATTGGTGCTAGATAAGAAGTTTCATCACAATGGCGATCCAGTTCTTACTTGGATGGTGAGCAATGTAGTTTGTCATATGGATGCAAAGGACAATATCTATCCAAGAAAGGAAAGGCATGAGAATAAGATTGATGGAGTGGTGGCTTTAATTATGGCACTAAGTAGAGCTATCGCAAACAGTAATGAGGTAGGAACTCTTGATGACTTCCTAGCTAATCCGATAAGGCTATAAAAATATGGCATGGTATTCAACTTTATTATTTGGCTTCGGCAGGGCTGGCAAGAGAGAAGCTGGCTTACAGCAAGCCAATGCTGGTTCATACCAAATTGCAAATGTAACTGTTAATGAAGATACTGCTTTAAAACTCTCAGCAGTATGGGCTTGCGTAAGACTTTTATCAGAAACTATCGGTGGTTTGCCCATAAATTGCTACAGAATTGAAGCAGATGGGACAAGAATTGTAGATAATTCACATCCTTTGGCAGAGCTTTTTGCCAATAAACCGAACAAATATCAGAACCGATTAGAGTTTTTTGAGACTATGACCATGCAATTAGCCCTGCATGGCAATGCTTATGCACACATTTCTAGGGGAACTGGCAAGCGAATTGTCAGCCTTTTGCCCCTAATGGCAGAGCAAATGGAAGTCGCTTTGCTTACAGATGGCTCAGTAGTCTATAGATATAACTCAGGAACAGATGTTTCGGTTTACAGCCCTGAGAGTATTTGGCATATTAAATTGATGAGCAATGGCATTGTTGGTCTTTCACCACTTTCTTATGCTCGCAATGCTATCGGCATCGGCATCGCAGGGGATGACAGGGTTAAGACTTTGGCATCCAATGGCTTTAAGCCTACTGGAGTATTGACCATTGATAAACTTCTAAAGCCTGAACAGAGAGAGCAGATTAGAGCAGCCTTCGCTGATCTACAGCAAGGGTCAGGCGATCCACTTAGGGTCTTAGAAGCAGGGATGACTTATCAGCAAGTTTCGATGAATCCTAAAGATGTGCAACTTTTAGAAACCCGCAGATTCCAAATTGAGGACATCGCTAGATTCTTTGGAGTTCCTTCTGTGTTGATTAATGACACAGCAGCAAGCACTACTTGGGGTTCAGGTATTCAGCAGATTGTTGAGGGCTTCTACAAATTAGGTCTAAGACCATACCTAGAAAGGTATGAAGCAGCCATTCGCAATAGTCTTTTGTCGCTAGATGACAAGCGGAACTTTGAGTTTGAGTTTGATTTTGGCGCACTCTTGCGGGGTGATGAGCAAACCCGCTATCAAACTTACAAAGAAGCAATCATGGCTGGCTTCAAAACCATTAATGAGTGCAGACAAAAAGAAGGATTAGAGCCTATTGAAGGTGGAGATGTTGCTTATCTACAAGCACAGATGACACCTATAACAGCGTTATCACAGCAATCTGAACCTAGTCAATCAACAAATTTACCAATACAATAAAGAAATATGCCTACACCAAGAGATGATGAAACCGAATCTGATTTTGTTTCTCGGTGTATGGGAGATGAGGAATCTGTTTCAGATTTTCCTGATGAAGAACAAAGGGTAGCTTACTGCTACGCTGTGTGGCGCAGGAGAGATGAAAAGGCAACTTATAGAGGTGAGGAGATTGACCTAACCCCTACTGATGCCATGGCTGAAGAAGCCAAAAGAGGTTTAGCTTGGCGAGATGAGTTTAATAGAGGTGGCACAGAGGTAGGTGTAGCAAGAGCTAGGGATCTAGCCAACAAAAGAGAGCTATCACCTGAGACTGTGAGAAGGATGGTGAGTTACTTTGCTCGGCATGAAGTAGATAAAGAGGGGCAAGGTTTTAGCCAAGGTGAAGATGGATACCCAAGCGCAGGAAGAATCGCTTGGGCTTTGTGGGGTGGAGATGCAGGGCAATCTTGGGCAAATGCCAAGAATAGGCAGCTTAACAGGATTGATGAGGAAAAGCAGGGGAGAAAGCAAATGCTAGAAAAGAAGATGACTAACCTAAGTTCATGCCAAGTAAAACTGGGTGATCTTGGTATTTTTGAAGGCTATGCTTCTGTGTTTGATGGTGTAGATTCTTACAATGACACCATCCTCAAGGGCGCATATAGAGAGACTATTGCTAATAGGAATCGCCCTGTAGCTATGTATTTTAACCATGCCAGTTTTAGATCCGATATGCCAGCAACAATCGGCAAATGGATGAGCATGGAAGAAGATGGCAAAGGGCTATATGTTAAAGGTCAGTTATCTTTAGGACACCCAACTGCTGATGCAATTTACGCATCTATGCGAAATGAAACCATTGATGGGTTGTCTATCGGTTTTAAAGTTCCTCAAGATGGCTATGATGTAAGAGATGGCATCCGCTATCTTAAGAAGATTGATTTAGTAGAGGTTTCCATTGTGGATAACCCTGCTGATAACAATGCAAGGATCTCTCTTGATTCTGTTAAATCAGATATTGAGGGAATTAAAAGCATTAGAGAAGCTGAAGAATTCCTGCGAGATGCAGCGAACTTAAGCAACTCAAGCGCAAAAGCATTGCTGGCGCAAATAAAGTTGATACTTCGGGATGAGGTTAAGACTGAGTTAGAACAAGCAATGATTATTAATCGCTTAACCAATATTATCAAAGGATAAATTATGTCAGATCAATTAAACCAAGTAGTAGAAGCTATTGAGAAGAAGCAATCAGAAATTGATTCTATGCTCAAGAGCGCAGGCACAGAGAGCAAGGCTGCTGTTGAAGCTGCTGAGAAAGCTGCTAAAGAACTCAAGGCTATGGGCGATCGCCTTCTTGAGATTGAGCAGAAGCAAGCTGAAGGAATCAAGAAAGGCTATGAAGCACCTAAGTCTTTGGGTGAATCATTTGCTTCTTCTGAGGAGTTCAAGGCATTTGCAGAAGGTCGCACTTCCAAAGCTCGCCTAGAAGTTAAGAATACCATTACTGGTCAATCAGGTTCTCCTGCTACTAACAGCGACACCATTGTTGCTCCACAGCGTCAATCAGGAATTGTAAGTGGCGCATTCCGCACCTTGCGTATTCGGGATGTTCTCCCATTTGGAACTACAAGTTCTAACTTGGTTGAATACACCAGAGAATTGGCATTTACCAATAACGCTGCTGAAGCTGCTGAAGCTGCAACTAAAGCTGAATCCGCTTTGACCTTTGAATTAGTCAGCGCACCAGTTAAGACTATCGCTCATTGGCTCAAACTCTCCAAGCAAGTTATGGATGATGCTCCTGCATTGGCTTCTTATGTTGATACTCGCTTGCGTTATGGTGTTGATCTCCGCATTGACCAACAGTTGCTCAACGGCAATGGAACTGGTCAAAACATCGGTGGTCTAACCAAGGCTGGTAACCATACAGCATTTACCCCATCTTCGGGCGATAATGCAATTGACAGCATTAACCGAGCCATTTATTTGGTCGCTGCTGCTGATTACAATGCAACTGCAATCATTCTGAACCCTGCTGATTGGGGTGCTATTGAGCGCACTAAGACCGATGATAATGCCTATGTATTTGGCGCACCAATGAAGCTTGCTCCTACTTTGTGGGGCTTGCCTGTTGTAGCTACCAATACTATGGCTGCTGGTAAGTTCATGGTTGGCGCAATGGATGTTGCAGCGCAAGTATGGAATCGCCAAGGCACTACTGTTGAGATGAGTGAAGCCGATGACACCAACTTTCAAAAGAATTTGGTTACTGTCCGTGCTGAAGCTCGCTTGGCATTGGCGATCTATCGCCCTGCTTCTGTTTATTACGGCAATTTGACTGTTTAATAGTGGCAATTAGGGAAGGGGGGAACTCCTTCCCATTTTTATCATGCTAGTTAAAGCACAAAGAGATTTTATAAGCCCTACAATGGGCGATATTACAACTGGTCAGATTTTTGATTGTGATGATGGTGTGGCTTATTATTGGCTAGGCGCAGGATTAGTAACTGAGTTCAAGCCTGTGAAGTGGGAAGAAATAGAAACTAAACCGCATATTGAGAA